CTGAATAAGATTTTTTACCAAATACTTTTTTATCTAAATGACTCATAATTATACATTTTAGTTCGTGTATAAATATGATTGTTTAAGATCTTTCAAAATCTATATATCCAGTTTCCAGATAATAAACATAGCTTTCTTTAAATAATCCATATAATTTACTAGCTATTTTAGTAATTTTAGGTGTTTTCACTTCTAAACCATGACTAGCCATTATTTCTCTTATATAGATATAAAGAGCTTTTTTATTAAATATTTCTAAATTTTCTCTTTTACGAAATAATTCTAATATAGCATCTGCTACTTTAGCATCATTACCTTTAGGAAAAAATTCTTCAAACCTTTCTTCAACATATATAATATAACTATCTATAAAAGTAGATAATCTATCTTTTTCTTTTTCTTCACCCATTTGGTATGAATAATTATCATCTTTAAATAATTCATCCACAGGTGCTTTTTGAACACGTTTTTTATAATTTTTAGTATTATATACTATTAACCAATTTTTTGTTATAGTACCAAAATATGAATATGCCTTTGCTCCATTATCTGGGTTAAATAGATGGAGTTTAGAAAGTAAAAAAGTTATTATCTCATGTTGTAGATGTTCTATTTGATCTACTTCTGTATAATAAAATTTAAAGGTGTGAATTATATTTTCTGTTAATTTAAAAAAAGCATAGTGAATTTCATTTCTATATATTATGCTTCTAATTTTAGGATCGGGTTCATTATTGTATCTAACAATAGCATTTTCTGTATCCTTAGTAAAGTAGTTTTTACTCTTGGGTCTTCTTTTTCTAACTGCCACAGGTATCATTTTATTTCTTTTAACTTGAAATCATTTAAGATTTCCTGAATGTCTTGGATGGATTTAAAAAAATATCCAACCTCATCATCAGATTTAAATGTACCTTTTTGATCTATTTCTTTAAGTTTTTTGTCAGAAGCATCTATTGTTCTGGATAATCTATCAAGATAGTTTAGGTATCCCGCTAGTATATCTTCTTGTTTTTCGTTTTTACGTAATAAATTAAAAGTAGTAAACCCTAGTATTACAGAGGTTACGGAAAGTATACATAAAAAAACTACCTCCATTATAAACTATTTAACATGTTTTTTAAGCCTTCACTTTTCATTGAACCAAGTGCTTTAGTTTTTACATCTAATTTTTTAGCCTTGGGTTTGTCTAAAACTTCTTCATTGAATTTAGAAAGCCATACTTGTTCGAATTCGATTCTTGCTGCCATTAAGTCTGCCTGATGAATTATAAATACCATGGAAGTTCGAGGTTTTTGCTCTGGCATGAAAGACTTTAAATAAGGTTCATTGGCTTGATCATATAAACCATCATGTAATTTAATAGTCATCCATTCATTTTCGGTAAGCTTAATATCATGATCAACAAGTAATTTAATAGATCTATCTGGAACTGACATATAGGCTAATTTTTTATTATATTGATACATTTCACCTAGGTTCTTTTTTCTCCATTCATCTTGAGATGGTAAATATGCCATTTCTTCACCATTCCCCATTTTACCTAAATCATGGTTTATAGCTGAAAATACAAGTTCTTCAATAGTGTAATTTTGTTCTGCACCAAATTCAACCCATGTTTTATTTATTGCTAAAGCACCCTCTATAACTCTATTAACATGATCAATATAACCACCTGGGAAAGCATTATGGTAAGCAACCTTATGGGATGCTGGCATTAATACAAGATCATCTTCAAATTTTTTATAAAATGCTAATACTTTTTCTCTTCTAGGATCCGAAATATAGGTATTAATATAACCTATAAATTTTTCCCAATTTGCCTGAATTTGTTCTGCTGATAGACTCATATTAATTTTCTCTATTAACTATATCAACTAAATCCTGAATAGTTTCCATCATTTCTTTTTGAGTATTTTTAATCTGAGTAGTATCTCCATTTCTAAAAATATCAAAATCCAATTGTTTTAATTGTCCTTCTAGTTTAGATAGACGTCTGAGTGTTAATTGTTTATTTCTCATAACTTTATATTAATTTAATAGGGTGTTCCTTATACCTACCCTATCACCTTTTTTTTATTATACGTTTTTTTCAAACCCCGTGATGGGAATATACGATGTTAGGATTCTGATTCCAAACTACTTTCAAGAAATTTTTGAATTTTTATTAGAAATGCGCATTTTTCGTATTCTTCTAATTCTTCAAAAAAAGATATAGATAATTTTATAGCTGTTTCTAAATGTTCATCATGTTGTACTTTTAAACTATCTTGCCATAATTCTTCCTTTATGTTACAATCTTTAATATACTTCCAGGCTCTGTTATGGGCTATATATTCTCCTACTTCATCCATACCATCCATCCCAAAATCATCTTTAGGAGTTTTAAACATATTAATAAGTTTCTTTTGAAATACATGCTGATTAAGAATTATTTTTTTAAACATACCTATTTTAAAGGATGGTGTTTTTTCAAACTCAGCTATTTCTATAACCGTGGGAGAATTTTCGTTGTATTTGTCTCCTGGTGGTCCGAATAAATTAAATATGTGGCTTAAATCCATGTCATTAATAAATATAGTACTAATAAGGTATACTCCAAATTAAATTAAAGAAAAAAACGTCATATGTGACTTGGATATGACTAAAAGATGACGTATATTTATGAATATGATAAAAAATGTAATAACACTTATAGGAATAATGTTGATGGTTAGCTGTTCTACTACAGAAACAGTTATAACTCCAACAGCAAGCAGAAAAGCAATTATAGAGGGAAATGAAGTTACATTAATAACAACACATAAAATTTCCCTATCTCAATATAATGAGATTAAAAAAGGCTACGGTTTAGTAGTAGTTAGAGGAAATTAATTTTTAAATTCTTTACTTAATTGTTCCAATGCTATGGAATATTCTATTTTTTCCAGTTTGGTAAGCGATGCATACCATTTAGGGAAATCACCTCCTTTAATTTGTTTTAACTCTTCTTTTAAATTTCTCATATATATTGTTTTCCAAGTTTTTCAATTGCTTCCTGTGCTTCAGCTAATGGTATATCAAAAAATTCACGTTGTTGATTAACGCGGTAAGATGCTAATTCTTCATGGACTTCTTGCTCTAATTGCTCACCATTAAAACATTGAAATGCCCATTCTACTTTGTATGGTAAAGCTACTCCCGTGGAAGCACTAATTTGTTTTGCTCGTGTGTATGGGTCATTTTTTGTATAACCTATTTTGAGCATATTAGGTAGTGCTGGATTTGATAATATATAAACCCATTGATCAGCATTACCTCTATTAGCATATATATCTTTACGTCTGGAGGTATAATATGTAATTAAATCCCAACCATCTTCATCTTCTGTTTTAGTATAAAAGCGAATAGGTGAGTTCAATAAATCTTCTTGTTGACTGAAATATTGGGAGGCTTGTTCTTCCGTTATTTTTTTAATTTTAACTTTAGACATTAACGTATTTTTTGAGATATTAGTGCACGAGCTTTAGAAACTTCACTTTCTACAATCTTATTATTATGTTTTGGTGAAACTTTTCTATTAGTTCCATAAGCATATAAAGGACCTTCATACTCTTCACCTTGTATTCTGCGTTTCCCATCAAATGATCTAAAATCGTTTGGGGTAACTCTATGCCATCGTGATAATCCCGGCATGTATATTTCTAAACATTTTGCCTCATTAAAGAGGTATTCTATTTTTTCTGTATAACCTGTTTTTTCCATTAGGAGTTTGGGATGAATATACGAAAAATTTTACTAGAATCCAAATCTTTCTTTTTGAGCTTGATAGTTTTGAAGTACTTCTGATGGTGATAGTACTTTATTGTATATTTGCACAGGACCTAATTTTCCATTCTTACCATCATAATTCATTCCATATACCTTACCATTCAAATAATTAATAGTAATATTGTTTTTATCTCCTAAAGTGCCTAAAGAAGAACCATTTTTATAAACAGTTGCTGTAGTTCCATCTCCAGTTATACAAAAGTGATACCATTCATTAGCATTAACTGTTCCATAACTCAATATAGTGTATGTATCGCTTAAGCCATTTCTAAAATATAAACTACCATCAGTATAAAAAAACGGATAATGAATATTACCATCAGCACCTTCTAAAATTGAACCATAAGGTGTAGACCCAAAGTTTACCCAAAAACTTACAGTTCTATCCCCACTTAATGCAATATTATTAGTTAAATCTATATATTCAGAAACTCCATCAAATTCAAAAACACCAGAATTAGAATCCAAAAAGGCCCCATTGGTTAATGTAGATGTATCTATGGAATTTTTTAAACTTTTAATTTCTGTACCACTCCCTGGATACGATTTTTTATACGCAGGATCAACATAAAATACTAACCCATCT